CCGGGTTTCCAACCGAAATCAACATGAGATTGGGACCCCTCGCTCGCTACTTGATGTACCAGCTCAAAGCCAATGACCACCCGGACCTCATCCTCAATCATGGGATGACCATGGACGAGATCAACGCCAAAGTACAAGCAGTCTGGGATTTTGACCAACCTGCCTATGTGGATGACTACACAGCGTTTGATGGCAGTCAGGATGCGAACTTCACCCACTTCCACTCGTTATTCATGAAGGCGGCCCATGTCCCCGACACCCTTCTAAGAGACTACTTCGACCTACAGTCTCACTGGCACATCAATAACATCCCCCTCGGTGATATGATAGCCTCCGGGTACCCCTTCACTTGGATCTTCAATACTATCGACAGCATGGCATACGCGGCCCTCAAGTACCAGATCACACCCTACCGGAAAGGCGTTAAAAACATCGTTCGTCTTTTCAGCGGGGATGACTCAACCCATAACGAGCGGCTCAAGACACGGTTCAAATGGTCCAGGATAAAGAACACCTTCAAACTGGTTAGCACTGGACAGTTGAAGAGGTACCCTGAGTTCTGTTCGTCCTTGATATTACCGGGCGGATACTTTGCTGAGCCAATCAACCACTGCACTCGAATACTGTACCGTCTACGACGCGGCACCCTCCCAACTGCTGCTCTTTCTTATGCCGAACATGTGACTCAACTACATAAGAGCCTCTCTCAGACTCAATCCTTCCTGTCTGACAAACAATTGGCATGTCATGCCCTTAGTTTGCGCATTATGCGGGAGGCTTTTAAACGTTACGGGCTGGCCCCAAAGGGTAGTTTTATGACTAAGTTATCAGTGGCTCTATCTTGGGATTTGGGCTCAGCTGATGGCAATCAATAAGATGTCTTCTTCTATTTCTTCTTTCTTTCGTAATTTGAAAAACAAAAATCAAACGGCTCGGCTTCCTACTAGCTTAACCTCTCCTAATGCACCCGTTCATTCAAATCCAGTGACTCAACTCAGATCTGGTACTATACCCAACTCACCGGATAATTGGGAATCCTTGTTCATGGACGACCCGACTATTTCAATGGACAACACTGATGTTAGTACGTACGTTGAACGTATGGCCAACATTGTTGGGGCCCGCGAGTTTCCTTTTACTACTTTGCCTCTGATGAAGAGTCGTACTTCCTTTGCCATGGGGTCTGCTCATGTGGCCCGGCGTGGGGACATTCAATCTGTGGCACGGGCTGCTACTAGTACACCTTCAGGCTTGGTTAAGATTACTGGACCCACTGGCGTTGGGAAAAGTACTTGGGCCATTTTGGAATTGTTGAATTTTGGAACCGTCTTGATAGTTTGCCCCACAAAGGCCAACATGGCAAACCTGTATCACGAGTTCAGCGCTGTCATCCCTGAAGTTCAAAAACGCAACGGTCAACCAATCACTTCTGTGACTCCTGAGTACGCCGATTTCACTAAGATTATTGATTACACAACTCCATTACTATTGATGAGCGCTGACACCTTTTGTACTAATATTGAGGTTTATGGAGAGTTGCCGGTTGATTTCACCATTCTAGATGAGTATCATTTAAATTTCTTTCAGGCTGCTGTCACTGCCAGGGCGTACATGTTTAACTTGGAACCCTGCAATCCTGTCGTACCCAACGCATGTCGCTTGTTTGTGAGTGCTACTCCACCAGACGAGCCCCCACCTCCTGCTCGAACTGAGGGAATAATTGTTAAGGAAACCATCATCCCGGATGTCATGGCCAGACCGCTCGCTTCTATTTACTTCCGGCGTCAATGGGCAAACTTGCCGAACGACATGTTACTGATCGTTGCGGACTCCAGTCCAACCGCCCATTCACTCAAAGAAGAAATCGCCAGCAGAGGTGAGAGGTGCGGCGTGCTCGATGAGAAGACGCAGATTGGCGAAGCCGAAGAGATATTCAAACAGCGACGGGATTTCACCACCATCGTGACACCTGCTACTGAGGCCGGTGTGACTATAGCGTGCGATGTTATGATCAACTGCGGCACTGCCACCACGACACAGTACAAAGATGGTGTCATCTTTAGTTCCGTTCTTCCCTTAGGACCAAGGCAGTCAACACAACGCCTCGGTCGTGGTGGTCGGATTTTCTCAACCACCGTGCTCCAGGCCCCAGCCAAGAACGTAGTTGTGCGTGATGAGGTCAGTCCAGTCATGCTGGCTGAAGCTTACATCAAGGTGTTCGCCTTGACTGGTTCTCCGCCCCACCATCCCGAGCTGGTCCGTGCTCCACAGAATTTCGCTAAGCTGTCTTCGATGAACCACCAGTGCGCTGTTCAGGTCATGCTCTCACCGAACCCCGCAAGGCGATTGTTTGAAGTAGATTCCAATGGTGACCCCTACACAATCTATGGCGGGACGGCGACGACTTTCGTTGAGGACAATGCCCGGGACTTCCGCTTGTACTCGTGGTCCAGTGGCACAGCGTACGCCCCATTCTTTGATACATTGTCAGAGCAGGACATATCAGCTGGCATGACTCAAGATTTGCAGAAGGCCATCGCACAACGGATTGAGCAAGACAACCCGGCTGTTGCAGCCACCGTGCGTTTTGATGCTGCTCTTGACGCAGCCAGAGCCTCTCCTGCAATGTACCGACCTGCTATTTGGCGCGCCTTCAAACAGCTACACGGGCCATCAACCTTGGAGGTCTCCAAAGCGGATCCCAACAACCCACTCCAAGGCTCGGAATTGTTCTGGCTACCCAGTTATTTGTTTTCATCTAAGGGAGCTGAGGCGTACCGTTTGTTAGCTGATGACGGCGCAACTATATCCGCTTACGTCGACCAATTGGACCCTCGGTTCATTTGCAGGACAGTGTCATACCGCGGTGACAGCTTCAATTTCTCTGGCCGTGGCATAATCGTTGGTACCAAAGTTGACCCAACCCTTGTTGAAGACCTTCTGATGGCTGAGCTCAGGCCAGTGATGTTGGCTGCAAGCATTTCCAGTGACAAAGCTTTAGCGACCAACCTCCTCGATTTTGCTCCATACCAAGCGAGGTCTGGTAACAGCTGGTTCAAATCTTTGGACCTGAACCGAGCTAGATTCAAATGAAAACACTGAATGCAATCTTTACGGAAATTCTTGAACAAGAGAAAAGAAGCTCGCCGGCGCAACTGGGACCGC